ACCTAAAAAAAGGTATAGAGGACAAGGAAGATGAGTAAAGAGACCTAAGGGTCTCTTTTTTTATGATAAATAACTTATATTTACCGTTGTTTCATGCCTGTAGAAAGGATCAGTAGGGGATTTAAGGACATTAGCATGTCTTTTGAGGTAAATCCCATCAATTCTGACATTATTGGTGTCAAAAATGAAACTGCGATTGCTCGTTCTGTTAGGAATTTGGTTATTACTAGACCTGGAGAAAGATTTTTTAATCCAAATCTAGGTTCTAGAGTATCAGAGACCCTTTTTGACAACATGGATGAGATTTCTGCATCCAATTTAAAGGATGAAATTAGGGATACTATTGAAAATTATGAGCCCAGAGTAGATTTAATTGAAGTTATAGTTAATCCTGACTATGATAACTACGCTTTTGATGTAGTTATCAAATATAATATTATAGGAATTGATGCTAGTCCTCAACAATTAGCATTTGCACTACAGCCAACGAGATAAATGGCACTAGTTAATTTTACAGATCTAGATTTTGACCAAATAAAGACTTCTTTGAAGGATTATTTGAGGTCAAATTCTAATTTTACTGATTATGACTTTGAAGGTTCTAACCTTTCTAGCATAATTGATGTATTGGCATACAATACTTACATCAATTCTTACAATGCTAACATGATTAGCAATGAAGTATTCATTGATAGTGCTACTTTAAGAGAAAATGTAGTCTCATTAGCAAGAAATATTGGATATACACCTAGATCAAGGACTGCTGCAAAGGCAACAATCTCATTTTTTGTTGATACTAGTGGTTTTACTACAAAACCAATCACTTTAACCCTTAAAAAAGGCATTGTTGCTACTTCTTCGTCAACATTTGGGTCAGAAAGTTACTCTTTTTGCATTCCGAGTGATGTTACAGTGTCTGTAGTTAATGGAATTGCTACATTTAGTAATGTTGAGATATATGAAGGGACATTTTTAACCTCAAATTTCACTGTTTCAGGTTTAAATCCAGCTCCACCTACAAAATACATCTTAGAAAATGCAAATATTGACACTTCTACCTTAGAAGTCTTAGTTAGGGAGACTCAATCTAGTACTTCTACTAAAAAATACGTATTTTCTGATACTTTAATAGAAGTTAAAGATACATCTAGGGTATATTTCCTTCAAGAAATTGAAGATCAACGTTATGAGTTGATTTTTGGTGATGGAGTCTTTGGAGAAAAGCTAAAATCTCTTAATTTTATTGAAGTTTCCTATATTACCACTAATGGAGCTGCTGGAAACAATGTTTCATCCTTTACTTTCAATGGAAGATTAGTAGATAATAATAATAACTTAGTAAGTACAGGAATTTCAATAATTACCACTGTAAATGACTCTGTAGGGGGTAAAGAAATTGAATCTGTAGACTCAATTAAGCGTTATGCACCTAAAATATACTCAGCTT